AAAGGCAGACTTGCTATTTTCCCGCCATTCTGGACACACCCACATTCTGGCCAACCGGCGATTTCTAATGATAAGTACATTGTAGGAACCTATCTACATTACATGTAAACTTTTATAAATAGTCATTAACACTATAAAAAAGGTTTTTTTGTGCCATATAACTATCGACCAAAATCAATCCAAGAAATCAAAGATCTTGGATTGATTGCAAAAAGAGAAAAATCGGCAGTTGCTTTGTTTGAAACAATGCAGGCAACTTACGGCGATGACTTTGACGAATTTATAACATTAGAAACTGGCCAAGGCGCAAAATTCGGTCAGGCAAAAATTCTGACTGATTTTAGAATGACGGTTGACATATCGGCATATAAAAAACTCTATCCTTTTTTAGCGTTACAATTCGGCAATGGTTCGAATCCTAATAGTACTGCGCCCACAACTCAACAGCAAGAGTTGGTTACTCTCAAAATATTTGAAGAATTATTGTCCAGTAAGACTAAAAATTATAAAAAATTTGAGCAACTACTACCAGAAATTTTAGAAATATATCCAAACATTATGGCAGAAAAAAGTTGGTATAAATCTTTTGAGTTACAATTTTATCAAATAGAAAAAGAAACCAAGCTACCCAATAACAATTTTAATGTATATAATCGTGATGGTGGTTTCATGGATTATATAACAGAACTGGTAAACACCAAATTTAAAATTACAAAAAAAGACAGTTGGAACCCAGCAGATATTTGGTTGATCCGATCTTCAAAACTCCCAAATTATACAAAAGCTTTAGATGATGCAGTCAGTGTATTGGAATGCAATTCCATATTGATTGAGGCATTTAATAAAATGGATATTGTTGGAATTTCATTGAAAAAGAATAACGGAAAAAAATTAAGTTATGATTTGGTAAATCTAACCAATACCACAAAAGATTTAGATGTGTCTTATGCGACATTTAATTTAAATATTCCATATAATCCCAAAACAAAAAGTTTTACCTCTGTTACGAGTCAACTCGAAGTAAAATATGATAACAAACTTTATAGAATGGGTGTAAAAAGTAATACAGGTCCTATTGGGAATATTACCTATGAATTTGTTGCTACCGGAGCGGCTGCGTTTTTAGGAAAAGTTCCAAAAGACATGCTTAAAATTGAATTAAAAGAAGACAAAGAACGTATGCCAGAGCATACTCACTTTATGAAATTCGATAAGAAAGATTTTGAAAAAAAATTAAAGGTTATAATGGCAAAAAAATCACTATTCACCGTTAAAGGTGATTTGAAACTTTTTGTCTCTCAACTCGAACAATCTTGGACTAAGGGTAGAACGAAAGATAATACAACGATTTCACAAATTGTAACATTTGCCTACATTATCGCCAATATGTCCGAAAAAAGAAGAAAAGAATTTATTAGAGACTTGTTTTTTATGTCTCAAAAGAAGGGTGATTTATTCGGGCCCTTTGGAAAATTATCATAAATAAAGAATACAAACATAGGAGAAGTAAAGTATGCGTAGTTTTGGGGGGTTTTTAAAGGAGTCTAAGGGCGGTAAAAACCTACATCTTGAACACCTAGAAGATGAAATAATCAATGGTGGAATTGACGGCGGGAGATCTGCAATCAATTTTTTAAAGTCTTTGAGAGATATGCTAGATGGCAATGCTCAAGGAAAAATGAATATGACAGTCAAATGGGACGGGGCCCCAGCGGTATTCGCAGGGATCGATCCTTCAGATGGTAAATTTTTCGTTGCGAAAAAGTCTGTATTTAATGCAGTTCCTTTGCTATACAAATCACTAGCAGAAATAGACGCAGATCCAAAACTAAGTGGTGGATTAGTAGAAAAATTCAAAACTTCTTTTACAGAATTTTCCAAGCTTGGTATCAAGAATGTCATTCAAGGGGATTTAATGTTCACCAATGACAAATCAGATAAAACCTTAGACGGTATTGATTATGTTACTTTTCAACCCAACACATTGATGTATGCTGTAGATAAAAAGTCGGATTTCGGCAAACAAATATCATCTGCAAAAATTGGTGTCGTATGGCACACCAGTTATAGTGGACGGGACTTGCAATCAATGTCAGCCTCATTCGGCGCAGATATATCAAAACTAAAAAAATCTAGTAGTGTCTGGATGGATGATGCAACTTTCAAAGATGTATCTGGAACTGCTAAATTTACTAAGTCGGAAAAAACTTCTGTTGATGGCGCATTGTCAACTATAGGACGCAAATTCAAGAAAATCAAGGCAAATGATTTTAGGGCATTTTTAGATATTCAGAAAAAAGTATTTATCAAGGGACTTGCTGGTGGTAGTTTTAAAACATATCTGAATGGTTATATCCGCGAAGGTAAAAACATATCAACTAAAAATATGGGCAATCTTGGATATTCGATGTTTGTCAAAAAATTCTTTGATGAAAAAATTATTATCAAACTGAAAACCGAAAAGTCAAGAAAAATTAAAGAAGATTTGAGAGACGAAATCGTTGCAAAATTGATCAAACTTGACGGCGTGGCGTATGCAGTTGTGGATTTTATGGAAAGTATGATAGATGCAAAATCTCTAATTGTAAATAAACTAAATAGTGTAAAACAATTAACTGATATTTTTGTGAAAGTTGATAACGGATTTAAGGTTTCAAATCCAGAGGGATATGTTGCTATTGACCGCAATGGCACAACCGCCGTAAAATTGGTGGACAGAATGGAATTCAGTTTCAATAACTTTAACGCAGCAAAGGCATGGGACAAGTAAAATGATCGATATTAATAAAATTTATTCAAGTATGATTGAAAATAATCAATTAGATGAAGGTATCAATGATACGGCTATTTTCAAAGCAGTGTTTCTTGCTGGTGGGCCAGGATCTGGTAAATCTTTTATTGGTACTGAAAAGAAGGGTGTATCGCCGACTGTAGGTGCCGATCCAAAACAATTTATGGGTGGTGGACAACTAGGTCTTATCAACCTTGGACTTCGAGTTGTCAATCCCGATCCCGCATATGAAAAACTTTTGAAAGCTGCTGGTTTAGACCCAAAAAGTTCTGACGATATTTGGTCTGATGAGGGACAAGATATTAGAGTCAAGGCTAGTGCAATGACTGCAAAACAAAAGGCGCATTATGTCAATGAAAGACTTGGAATAATCATTGACGGCACAGGTAAAGATGTCAATAAAATTATAGGCCAGAAAAAACTTTTGGACGATGCCGGTTATGAAACTGCAATGATTTATGTTAATACAAATCTTGAAACTGCGATTGCAAGGGATGCAAAAAGAGATCGAACTCTTGGTGCTAAGGCAGTTACTAAAATGTGGGACGCAGTTCAAAAAAATGTAAAAAAATACAAAAGTATTTTTGGTTCGAACATGTATATTATTGACAATTCAGATGGATCGAATTGGTTTGGAGAGTCTCAAAAGGCCCATAAAAAAATTGAAAAGTGGGTAAGAAAATCACCCAGTTCTCCAAAGGCCAAGGCATGGATTGCAAGTCAAAGCAAAATGAGAAACGAACCAAAAGGCGGTATTCGTGAAGAAGATTCTCATTATCTGCCCGGATATACGACCGGTTTTTATGGATATGATCCAGAAACTTCTAGATCAAAAATGCAAGACTTGCATCATGATATTCGTAGATGCAGTAGTATCAATGATGCCTGTAATGCAGTTGCAGAAAAATGGAAGTCTAAGTTGGCAGAAATGTCTAAACTCAATGCGACACATTTAGATGATTTGGATGATGAAGATATCGAAAAACTTTTGCCTATCGCAATAGAAATGAGGAAAGAACAAATGTCATTAGAAGAAGGTTTCATGGATACATTCTTGGGTAGAAATATGAAAAAGGGTAATGTTGATAAGAAAAAATCTAATGAACTTGATGAAATGAAAGAAGGGGATCGCCCCGTTTGGTTATCAGTTTGGGTTGACAACAGAATTTTGCCTGGCGGTGTGCATGATAGCAAAGAAGCTGGTATGAAATTTATGGTCTACGGCGATGGACCAGATGGACATCATTTAGTAAAAACAACTAGAAAAGTCTTAGGCAAAAAGCGCGCAGGGCAGTTTGTCCCACGTTCCGTTGGAAAGCATTTAGACAAACAACCTTTTCCATACGATGATGGCCCGCAATATTCTGTACATAAAGAATCTGTTGAACTTGAGAGTCAACTTTCTGAAGGTTTCTTGGACACTATGAAACAATTAGTGCCAGGTGCTAGAGGAAAACCACAGAAACCACAGAAAATTCAGAAAAGAACTGCCATGGAAATGCAGTTCCCATATG